CTGGAAAAAGCCGAGAAGCAACGCCAGCAAATGCAAGGACAAATAGATGAGGTTTCTACGCTTTACCAAGCCGAACGGGATAAAGCCGATGTGGTGGTCGCCGGAGAAAAGCAAACAATCCGCGAGATATATAAGACTTTGCCTGCTGTCCCTGCTAATTGCGCTCCTGACCCTCGTCTTATCGGGCTGCTCGAAGGCAGCGTCAATCGCGCCAATGCCGCAGCCGCCAGCGAACTTAGCAAGTAATTGTCCACTGCTCCCCACGCCGCCTGCTACGCTTATTGATCCAGAGCGGGCTATCTGGGAAGTTGAGATTATTGCCAAATATGGGGACTGCGCATTGCGTCACCGCCGAACAGTAGAAGCATGGGAAGAGGCTGTAAAAATCCCAAATAAGTGATATAAGAACTTTAGTCTTACGCACAGGTAATTAAATGGCGCTTATTCCAATCAGTATCCCGCCGGGTGTTTACCGCAACGGAACAGAACTTGATAGTTCTGGCCGGTGGTATGACGTGAACCTTGTGCGCTGGGTTGAAGGGATGATGCGTCCCGTCGGTGGCTGGCAAGAACGAACCACCACCGCTCTTAGCGGCAAAGCCCGTGGCATGATTGCGTGGCGCTCGAACAACAGCACTCGCTATATCTCCGTCGGGACGCACTCAAAGCTGTACGCTATCACGCAATCGTCTGTGATTGTGGACATTACTCCTGCTGGGTTTACGCCGGGCAATCCAAATGCGTCTGTTGGCGGAGGCTATGGCGTTGGTCTTTACAGCGCCGGATACTACGGTACGCCTCGTCCTGACGTTGGCGTTGTCACTCCGGCGACCACATGGACACTGGACACATGGGGCGAATATCTTGTCGGCTGTTCGAACTTTGATGGTAAGATTTATGAGTGGCAGTTGGACACCGCAACGCCGACACCCGCTGTTGTCGTAACAAACGCGCCGACATCTAACACCGGCGTTCTGGTAACGAACGAACGTTCGATGTTTGCTCTTGGTGCGTCCGGCAATCCACGTAAGATTGCGTGGTCCGATCTTGAGAATAACACGATCTGGACGGCATCATCCACGAACCTTGCTGGCAGTCTTGAGTTGCAGACGGGTGGTAAAATTATCACAGCCAAACGCGTTCGTGGTCAAGTTCTCGTTCTTACAGACATTGACGCGCACATCGTATCTTATGTCGGCCAGCCATTTGTTTATACATCTGAGTTTGCGGGTCGCGCTTGTGGTCTTGCTGGGCCGAACGCTATTGCCGTTCAGGATAACTTCGCGGTCTGGATGGGTTCACGTGGCTTTTATATGTACGACGGCTACGTCAAGGCTGTGCCGTGCGAAGTGTCAGACTATGTATTCTCGGACATCAACCAAGCGCAGATCAGCAAAGCTTACGCCGTCAACAACTCACAGTTCGACGAAGTATGGTTCTTCTATCCATCGGCCTCAAGCCAAGAGAACAATCGCTATGTGATTTGGAACTACGTCCAGAACAACTGGTCAATTGGATCATTGGGCCGTTCTGCTGGTATTGACCGTGGCGTGTTCGCCAACCCATTGATGGTGACGGACGACGGTTATATCTACGATCACGAGATCGGGATGAACCACGGAACAGAAAGCGTGTACGCCGAGACAGGGCCAGTGCAGATTGGACAAGGCGATAACATCTTGTATATTAACGAGATGATCCCAGACGAACGCAACCAAGGCGAAGTGACTGCGACCTTCTCTTCCCGTTACTATCCAAACGGCGACGAGCAAACCTTCGGCCCGTACAGCTTAACGAACCCGACATCTGTCCGGTTCAACGGCCGACAAATTCAGATGAAGGTGACAGCCGTCAACAACTCTGATTGGCGGATTGGAACGCAGCGCCTTAATGCGATACCGGGTGGGCGTCGATGAAACTAAAACTGCCCCCGCCTCCTGCGCAATACGATCCACTATATGAGGCGCAGCGTAACCGCCTTATTGAGCAGGCGATGAATATGAAGTATACGATGGGCGAAGATGTGTTTATCCACCCGCCAGCTAGGTTGATTATGGTTGACGCAGATGGCCATCACGTCGAGATTTATGTAACTCACTCTGAACAAGTCAGAGCGCGGCATGTCTAATGGGCTGTCAATCGGTTTATTTTTGTGTTAATAACGAAGGATTAGGCGGGTAGACCGCACGGGGAATATAATGGCGACTACAACAACCACTGCACAGCAACTCAATCCTTTCATTCAGGATATTCTGGCGCGTAACTATGGAGCCGCACAGCAAGTCGCGGCTATTCCGTATCAGGCATATCAGGGGCCACGCGTCGCTGGGTTCCGCCCAGCCGAAGAGCAGGCGTTCCAGACGGCAATCGGGGCTGCGACCCAGCAAGTTGGGATGCCGCAACTTCAGCAAGCCACCCAAGTTGCAGAGCGCGCAGCAGGCTACACGCCCCAGCAGTTTCAGCAAGATGTCTCCGGCTTCATGTCGCCGTTCCAGACCAACGTCATCGACGCCACGATGGCCCGCCTTGCACAGAACCGCGCCGAGCGTGACGCTGCTACCAAGGCTCAGCTTGCATCTTCGCGGGCATTCGGTAACGAACGTCGTGGCGTATATGAAGCGCAGCTTGCAGGCGAAGAGGATTTGAATACGGCTCAAACGCTGGCGAACCTGTATAATCAGGGGTACACGCAAGCCGCTGGGCTTGCACAAAATCTGCCGGGCCAGCAGCTTGCGGGTGCATCCGCTCTTGCAGGCTACGGCCAACAGGCTCTTGGTAATCAGCAAGCTTACGCTGCAATGCTTCAAGGCGCAGGTCAAGCACAGCGCGGCATGGCTCAGCAGAACCTTGATGTTGCGTATCAGGACTTCCTTGCTCAGCGTGGCTTCCCGCAGCAGCAGCTTCAGACTTTGCTCATGGGTTCGCAGGGTCTTCCGTCCCCAGTCACGCAGACGACAACCGCACCCGGCCAGTCAACGCTCGGCCAAGTTGGTACGGCTGCGTCCGCGATTGGTACTATCCTTGATCTATTTAAGTAAAAAGGGTTAATTAAATGGCGACCCCGATGGAAACCTTGCTGCAATCATTGGTCCCGAACCGCACTCCTCCGGGTGACATGGGACGTTCTGTTGGCGCTATGCCCACTATCGCTCCGCAAACTGTTGCGCCCGCAGCCGCACAGCCGCAGCTTTCGCCGACGGCAAAGTACATTGCGGATATGCAGGCTCTTATGGGCGGTGGCATTGGCAAGTTATCGACTGGCGAAAAGATCAGCGCGCTTGGCCAAGTACTTCAAGCCGCTGGTAGCCGTGGTGCGGCTGATCCGGCCGCTGTTCTTCAGGGCGTGCGCAAGCAGCAGATGGATAAGCTGAACGCTCAGTATCAGATTGCGCAGATGCAGCAGGCGCGTAAACAGGCGGAGCAGCAGGCGCAGCTTAAAGCCGAATATATCGCCCAGCTTCAGCAAACAAATCCACAACTCGCTCGTGCCATTCAGTTAATGAGTGCTGATGATTTTGCCAAACTTGTTATTGAGCAAAACAAGGCTCAGGCCCCAACACGGCTTGCGTTTGATCCGCTTGGGCGTCCTCGTGACCCGTTCACTGGAGCAGTCGTCAATCCATCTGCTCGATTACAAAATTTGGTCACAGTGTCAAGTGATGAACAATATGACGCGCTTCCATCTGGAACGCAGTTTGTTGATCCTGACGGCAATATTCGGAGGAAACCATAATGGGATGGCGTGACGCACCGATTGTAAAAGGCGCTCCTGAAGCCCTTCAGCAGCCAGTAAAGCCGACAGAAACTCCCGGTTTTCGTGGAGCGGTAGCTGGCGCTGAAACTGCTGCTACCGAGACGGTTAGGGCCGGGTTGAGGCCCGGCACAGAAGCCGCGACTGCTTCTGCAACCGCACCCGTTCCTACTCAGGCAATATACCAAGATTTGACTGCTGCAAAATCGCAAGTACGCAGCGTCGAAAAGCAGCTTAACCGCGTAGAGCAGATTTATAATCGTTCGCTGAAAGGTGTTGAGCCTTGGCGGGTAGTGCGGGAATATTTCCCAAGCATAGCCCCCACGTCGTCTGTTAGTAAAGATGTAGGCCGGTTTAATGTTGCGGCAAGTCAGTTGTATTCTCTTGCGTCACAGATTACTCGTGTTCCGGGTGAAGGCGCGCAAGACATGCGTGAGTTCCAGCAGAAGTTGGAAGCCTTTAAGCCAAGTTCTAACGATAGCGACTCAAAAATCGAAGAAAAAATGCGCGGGATGCGTTCATTAATGAATGAGCGCGGTGCGTTTCTTGATGCTCGTATCTCTGAAGTACGGCCGCCTAAGTCTCCAGCTATGCGCGCCGCGCAGGCAGCTATTCTCCCCAAACCTACAAAGACTCTTACATACGACGCCCAAGGGAACCGAATAAAATGAGCATTAAGGCCGTATCGGCAGATGGGGTAACCCATGAATTCCCAGATGGAACGTCGCAAGAAGTAATTGACGCGGCTATGAAGTCGTATGCTCGTTCTAGGCCGGTAGCGGAACGGCCACCGGCTCCCGGTGCTTTGGGCACAATTGCTGATATTGTTGAAGGACTTTATCTCGGCGCTAGGCAGCCTTTGGACACTGCCGCTATGCGGCTTGAACAAGCGTTTCCTTCAGTAAGTCGTTTTGGTGCAAACTTAGGATTTGCTCCGTCTGCGTCTGATATATTAGCCCAGCAGAACATTCTGCGCGCACAGTCCCCCGCGAAAGTATCGCAAATTGTGGGCAATGTAGCTGGTGTAACTCCTTTTCTTGTGGCCGGAGGCGGCTCTGTGGCTCCCGCTACTTTTGGTGGGTCTGCGGTATCGGGCGGCGCGACTAGTGCGCTTCTTTCGCAAGCACAGACGCCTACCGAGTTTGCGGGAGAAACTGCTACTGGAGCGGGCCTTGGCGTTGTCGGTAAGGGTGTCGGCGATGTTGTCGGAGGGGTTATCGCCCCGAAGGTATCGGAAGGTATCCGCACGCTTTCTGATCTCGGTGTTCGTCTTACGCCGGGTGCTATTCTCGGAGCCGCCGATACTGCGGTTGGCCGAGCCGCAAATATGGCGGAAACGGCCCTTACTTCAATCCCCGGTCTTGGCGCGCTTATCAGCCAAGCTCGCGGTACGGTTCCAGAAGATTTTGAAAAGGCGGCGGTGACTAAACTTGCCGATTTCATTGATGTAAAACTTCCCAGCAACCTATCGGGAGATAGGGCTGTTAGTTGGGTGAAGAAAAGTATTTCCGATAAGTTCAATGCTCTTGTGCCAAATTTAGATATGACGTTGCCGAGTAACTGGCAAAATGATACTCTTGATATTTTTAGTAATTTGAATGTCCCAGCCAGCCGTAAGGGTTTGCTGGACGATTTCCTGTCTACGGTAACGCAAAACGTAGAGGCAGTAGCCGATAATATGGGCCGTATCTCTGGCCGTAATCTACAGAACGCACTTAGCGGCCTTTCAGATACCGCTCGTACTTTTATGAAGTCTAGCGATGGGTTTGAACGTCGTGTCGGTTCAGGTTTGGCGCAGGTCCGTAGTTGGATGCTCGACACTTTAGCCGAACAAAATCCGGCTCAGGCGGAGGAACTTCTCCGTCTTAATAAAGCGTGGAACGCTCAGACAGTTCTGGATAAAGCTGTTGGATACGCCGATAATACGGTTAGCCCTACAAGTCTTACCCGCGCAGTTAAGTCCCTTGGTGGCGGCAAAATAGGCGGGTTCTACGAAGACCTTGCACGGGCCGGTATGGAATTGCCCAAGGGCCTCGCCGAAAGCGGCACTTTTACCCGTGCGGCCACCGCGCAAGCACTTGGCCTTATTGGGGCCGGGGCCGGTGGGACGTATCTGGCGCAGCAAGAAGGCGCTGTTCCGTATGAATTGCCGGTATCTACGTTGGCCACACTGGCCGCGTTGTATACCCCGCAAGGACGGCAGAGTTTGCAATACCTTATGACTCGTGAAGCAGGCCCCGCAGCGCAGCAATTGGCTAATATGGCTCGGATTGGTCTGAGTCCGGCAACTGCTGCGGCTGCCGCTACAGAACCTGTGATTAAACCTCCGCTCCAGCCATCAAGTGATATGCTTCAGAGATTTCGTGATGAAGCGCCAAAGGGAGAGGTCTTGATAGACGTACAGTCTGATGAGATGGGTGGCTTTGCACCTATCTACGGTGAAAAGCGATCTTTTGGTAAGGGAATTTGAGGTATTTATGCCAAAAAGCTATACCAATTATGTAGATGAGATGGCCGACAAGTACGGCGTTCCGCGCTCGCATGTTCGTGCCATATACGAGAATGAAACCGCCAGCGGTAAAAATGTTCGTTCTTCCTCGGCGGGGGCGCAGGGTCATATGCAGCTTATGCCCGGCACCGCGAAAGAGATGGGCGTTGCGGATATAGCCGATCCGTATCAAAATATTGAAGGCGGTGTTAAATACTACGCAAAGATGCTGAAGAAATTTGGTGATCCCGTAATCGCTGCCGCTGCGTATAACGCCGGTCCGGGAAGTGTTCGCAAGTACGGCGGTGTACCACCATTCGCTGAAACAAAAAATTATGTCCGTAAATTCGTAAAACTTGTTGGTGCGCAAGACCTAATGGGCGAGCCGGATACCGAGATAGCCATGTCTCCGAAGAAAGAAGCGACGCCTAAAGTCGCTATGGCTGCGGCTCCTGTTTCGCTGTCTCCGAAGGCTTCGCCAGAAGATGTCGATCAACAATTCTTCGCTATTATGTCAACTCTCGGCAAACGCGCAAAGAAAACTAAGCGTGATAAGTTAATCGGACTTCTCTCTGGGATTTAGTAATGGCCAAGAAGAGTAGCGTTAAAGATATGAAATGGACGCCGCAGCCGAAAGCGAAACGTCGCCACAAACCCGACGGGCTTCGCCATCGTAAGTCTTTGGGGCCACGCAGTCACTTGCGAACTAGCTTCTAATACTGTACACATCGCCCATGAAGTTCATGGGCATTGATCCCGGCGCGTTCGGGGCTGTCGCTATTCTGGATAAGGATAGCCGAGAACTTGTCATCATCGACATGCCTACCTTAAAGGTCAAGCGCGGGCCGCGTGTCGTCAATCAGGTTGACGCGCACATGCTGGCCGATGCTTTGCGCGGTCACGTCACCGCCGATACTTCCGCTCTTATTGAGAAGGTTCACGCCATGCCCGGCCAAGGTGTGTCTTCGATGTTCAGCTTTGGCCGTGCCGCCGGTATCGTCGAAGGTGTTCTTGCCGGCCTGTCTGTATCTTTTGAGTTGATACCGCCTGCGACTTGGATTAAGTCTATGCGCACGTTTGGAGGGAAGGACGGTAGTCGGCAGCGGGCGCAAGAGTTGTTCCCGGATTACGCCCATCTCTTCGCACGGAAAAAGGACGACGGCAGGGCCGAAGCTGCGCTTCTTGCTTGCTACGCCGCTGAGAGGGAACAACATGAACCACCTATTCGATTACCAAAAAGTCGGCGCAGACTTTCTCTGTAAGAACCCGGCTGCATTCCTTGCCGATGAGCAGGGCCTTGGCAAAACACTTCAAGTTATCGCGGCCTGTGATACGCTCGGCCTGACAAAGGTCGTCGTGATATGCCCCGCTATCGCCAAGATTAACTGGCGCCGTGAGTTCGAGCGATGGGGAACCGTCGAGCGCGAAGTGAAAGTCTTTAGCTACGATAAGATCACGCAATCGAAGGAGGTGCGGAATGAGATTGCAAAGTTTGAGCCAGACGTTCTTGTCTTGGATGAAGCGCATTATCTGCGCAACCGTACTGCTAAGCGCACAAAGTATATCTACGGTCAGTATTGTCGTGGCGATGGTCTTGTTAAGTTTGCTGATCGTATTTGGTTGCTTAGCGGTACTCCCCTTCCTTCTAATGTCAGCGATCTGTGGACACATCTCAAAGCGATTTGGCAGTACCCTTTAAACTTCACTGACTTTACATTGTATTTTTGTAAAACTTGGAATGGTAAGTTTGGATTGCAAATTCTTGGGAACAAGTCGGAACGCATGGCTGAGTTTAAGACCGTGTTAAAATCAATGATGCTCCGCCGTAAATCCGAAATTGTGTTGAAGGATTTACCACCCATCTGGTGGCAGGATACTTCGATAGAAGTAGCTAACTGGAGCGATACTAAGCACATTGAAGACCCGCGAGAGAAGGAGGCCGTTGACGCCATCCTCGCTAACGCCCTGACAAATGAAGATTTGTCTGAAAAGATAGGCGGCATCGCCCCGCATATCGCGTCACTTCGTCGGCTGACTGGTGTAGCCAAGGCAGCGCCCATTGCCACACAGATAGCTGGCGAGTTGGCCGATGATGCCTACGACAAGATTGTAATCTTCGCCTATCACACCGATGCGATCCAGACGCTTTACGATAAGCTGAAAGATTTCAACCCTGTCGTTGTTGCAGGCGGTATGCCAACGGCTGAGCGCCAAGCGGCGATTGATAACTTCCAAACCGATCCGAAGGTGCGCGTATTCATCGGCCAAATCACGGCCTGCTCGACAGCCATTACCTTAACCGCCGCAAATCAGGTGGCGTTTGTCGAGATGGATTGGCTGAACTCTACTAACGCACAAGCCGCCAAGCGTTGCCATAGGATCGGCCAGCTAAAGCCAGTGATCGTTCGCGTGTTCTCGTTAGCAAATTCGGTAGACGAACACGTCAACAAGATACTTGCGCGTAAAGCCCAGATGATTTCGGAGGCTTTAGACTAGCCTAGCGAACTCTCGATGTAAGTCTTTAGCCGCAGCGCAATACGCCGCATGCGCTTTTTCTGGTGTATCATGCCTACCAAGATTGAACCACTTACCTTTGTGCTTTATTTTCGACACCCATTTATTTCGTCGGATATCGTAGGACACGCCCTTAAAGCCGGATGAGTTAGAAGAGTTTACTCGGCGGTTGCAATTGTTTTGCGCGTAAGACGCGACCCTTAAATTGACTATCCGGTTATCGGAAGGAACACCGTTGATATGATCTATTAGACTTTCGGGCCACACTCCGTGGTGTAACAGCCACGCTACTCTATGCGCTCGGTATAGTCTGTAGTTTACTCGAACAACAAGGTAGCCATGCTTGTCCCGACAAGAGACAAGTTTCCTTCCGCGAATGCGCCACCGCAGGTCGCCTGTATCTCGATCATAATCAAAAAGTTGACGAGCTTCTTCAGCCGTAATAAGGTCTTTGTGCATTAGCTGCTCCTTCTAAGCAGTTAAATGAAGGGGCCGGGGAGACTTCAAAATCCCCGGCCCCAACATCTTACGACATTACTTGCGTAACGTCAAATCACAAAAGGTCATCCAAATCTGAGATGTCTGCGGACGGACGCTCCGTCGCAGTGAACTCGTCCGCTGCGGACAGACGGCCGTCCATACGTTGGCCATCACCCACCTTCTGAAGATTGCCCAATGAGAAGGCAACGCCGTTGTTGCCGTTCACGCTGTACGCGTAAGCGCGCAGCGAGGCGCGAACCTTTGCACCCGGATAGATTTCCTTGGGATCAGTAATCGGAGCAGGTTTGCCATTCTCGCCAGCAAACTTGCTGACAACACCGGGGGCTTGCTTCGACTTGACGTTCATGAAGACCGACCCTTCAGGGTAGCCCTTCTCTTCGCCATCGTTGCGGAAAGGCATACGGATTTTGCCGCCTTCCATCAACGCCTTGGTCTTGTCTCCCCACTTCTCCTTGGCCACAGCGGCCGCAGTCGCCTTCAGTTCGGACATGTCAGTCCCATCAAGGAATACAAGGCAGCAAGAATAAACTGGCTCGCTTGCACCCGGAGGGGTCTGTGGTTCGAACACATGTGGGTAGGAGATAACGGCTTCAGGTGTAATAACTTTTGACATCGGTGTTTCCTTATTCAACGGTAAAGTCGTCTGCTGCCAACGAGGCAACAGCCGGACGGTTATCTGTATCAGCGACCATTGATGTGCCGGATGATACGGCTATGACGAGCGAGGTCGGCAGGTTCTTCTTGCCTACAACACGCTCTATCTGCGGTGGCGACTTCAACTTCTTTTCGTAGATGTCGTCGTCATCGAGACCTTCTTGTGTGGCCCAAGCCACAAATTCTTCTTCAACACGCCAGCGGCGGGTCGGTCGTTTCTCGACTAGCTTGTAGCCGGGAAGTGCACCGCCAGTTTCCAACAGAGTGTTGGCGTGGCGACGCAAGGACTTGATCCACTCTTCGATCAGCGGAACCCTTTCCAGATAGTCCGCGACTTCCTGTGGGGTTAGGTCGTTAACGGTTCGTACTGTGCCGAACTCGTCTTGTGCAACCTCAAGGGCGTTGTTGCGCAGGGCTGAACAAGTCCCCGCCGCAAGGCAGAACTTGCAATGCTCA